TCATAATTATTCATTCTTCTTAGCTTCTTCTTTTAAAATTTCTATAAAATGTCTACAGCTTCTTTTGGTAAATCAATTCCCATATCAATACAATACATTTCTTGACCATCATCTTCCCATGTATCAATTACTTTTAATTCTTTATCTTTGAAATCTCTAAAAATATTTTCATTTGGCTCTTTGTCAAAACCTAAACTTGTTGCTATTTTTACATAATCTTCCTTTAATTTTATTTTCATATTATCCTTGTATTAATTCTTTTAATAATAAATCAGCTTGGTGCGATTTCATAACCTTATGACCATATCCATAAGTTCTATCTAAATGTACTTCCCATGCTTCGCCTGTAGGGAAAACGTGCATACTAACCCTTTTACTTATTTTCTTTCTGAAACCTCTTGTTGCATTTTCAAAATCAGATAAGAAATCTTTATTTGGTTTTTCTATAACAAGTGAGAATATAAGTCCTATACTAGAAGTTCTTTTTCTAATTACTTTTACCATAATAATAGCTTGTAATGTTTTTTCATAATCATTCTTCTCCATTAGCTTCTAACAAACACCTATTACAACAATAATCAACCTCTTGTTCTATTTCTCTATCGCAGTTTTTACATTTAGACAAACTACTTCAATGTATCGTGGATATACTCTACTACATAAGGCATAAAGATTGCTCCCACCTCAAAGAGTACGATTGTTTCGACTAACTCAACGTCTAATCCCTTGATAAATCCATATAGCGTAAATAACGCCCAGAAGAATCCCCCTGTTAATGCTCTTCCTATTACTTTTTTTAATTCTTTATTCATAATGTTTATTTAAGTCTTTTAATATCTCTAGTTCATACTCCCAGCTTCTATCTGCCCAGTCATCATGGTGTATTCCATCTTCTGTCATGTTCTCTGCTGCGAGTTCCTCGATACTCTCGATAATTTTATTAGTCGTCATAATTGTGTTCTACCTTAACTAACTTTCCGTTTATAATAATGTATGTTCCTTGTTTCATAATAATTCTTAATTAATCTCTTAATACCTTCATTGTATATTAAAAAGGGATAACTGTCACTTGACAAGCTATCCTTTTCTGTGTTCTAATTCTTTCACTAATTCTTTGTAGTGTGCGATCTTTTCGTTATACCAATGAACATCTAGCTTAACCATTTGAAATCTACTAGCTTCCATTTCCTTAACCTTATCTTCCCCGAGTTCCTTGACCAAGTTTTCTCGGAAGTCTACAAACTTACCATTACCAAACATATTACAACCAACACATTGAGGTCTACAGTTGTTCTCATCAAAGCGAGTTATTAGAATGTTACGAGGTATGAAGTGTCCGTTCTGTATCTTCTTAACATGTTTAACCTTTCCACAAGTGAAACAAGAGCAGTAACCCTTATCATCTGCATGACTCCACCTAATGTATTTACTAAAGATTGCATCTAGTTTCTCTTTCGCCTTTTGTTGTTCTGATTTAGTCATGATCTATATTGTTATTATCACGACCCCACCAATGAGCTTTCTTCATTCTCTTATTCATACCGTCTATAAAACCAATATTAGCATAATCAACTATTACAAACTTACGACCAATAAAGCCATAATTCTTATATTTAGTATCATGGAAAAATGAAGGAATTTTCTTTGGGTACTTTTCTATATCCTTTACGATAGCCCTATCCATAACTAGATAATCACCATGCTCAGATACTTGATGTACTGGTGCAAACCATTTTTTATAATCAGTCCATTGTACTTGATTCCATATCTCAAACTCCATAATATTATCTCTTTTACCTTGTTCTGTAAGAGCTTTCTTTATAACTTTAGTTTTATCGTATTCCATTTCATAAACCGTTCGAGAACAACCTTCTCCTATATGTTTACCAAAAGTAATATCGTTTAATTGTTCAAATAATACATCCATATTTTTATTATACCACAGAAATCTCCTTTAGCCTATCTGCAAGTATTTCTGATACATCTACTGTTTCCAATTCAATCACTTCAAAGTCTTCCCCGTTCCACATGAGTACACGTTTAATTCTTGTTTTCTTTAGTAGCTCATCATATACACTTGTTTGTAATCGTGCCTTATTCAGGTTATTGACTTTTAGTTTATTTAGTGGCTTAATAAAGTTCCCCTTAGTTTCCTCTTTTAACGTATCATTGGTTTTTATATCATCGAGGTATTCATCTGAAAGCAAGTCTACTGTACCACCTAGCATATACTCCTCGTTGAATATTCGTACTTCCGACTGATAGTCTATATGTCCGAACTGTTCTATAAACTTATCTAACATATATTCCAAGTGAGGTTGTGTTGGTCTTTCGCCGAACTTAATCCACATCTCAATAGTTTCGTGAATAGCATTACCATAATTTGTAGCTATTGTACGTTTCAGATCCCAGTAATTCAGGTAATCCTCTGCTGTCCATTTGAGTCCGTTCTTATTTGCCTTTGCTGACATATACGCCACCATTGATGAGTTGAAAGGTCTAGTGTACTTGCTGATGAGCTTAGTTACTGATAAGAGAGGTTTATCGTTGATGTAGTATTTATGCTTTACCGCGTCAAATCTATTCATATTTCAGTATTTCATTACTATATGCGTAGTATTTTTTACTATCCATATGTCTACCTCTTATTTTATTAACAGATAAAATACACACTTGTTTTGGTGTAAATTTTTCAATAAAACCAAGACTAACACCTGCATAACTTCCTGCTGGAGCAAAAACAACAATATCACCTATATTTAATTCTTTGTCTAGTTTATCTTTCATATTATTCTGGTAGGTTAATCTCAATTCCATACCCACCAAACTTCTTGATGAATACGTCTAAGAGGTTGTTAATTTGTTGTGTTGATAATTTCTGCGTAGAATCGACACCATACGCCTTGTTTGCTAGTTGCTTGAATAGATACTTAATACTATCGGCATCAGGCATCATTTCAAAGCTATCTTTAATAATCTCTTGCATAGAGATACCTTCCTCGTTTAATGCCTTAGCTATATCCTTGAATACAGCGTGTAGCATTTTATTCTGTTGTTTTGTAATGCGTTCCATAAATATTTATATTTTCCCTGTTCCTCGTACCACCTAGAGTTAATCAAGAAGGGTTTTGGTGATACGGAGGACACAGAAAACATTTCTGTGCTAATGTCTTAATACAACTATAACGGGTTGTAAGTCCGACTGCTCATTTGCAGTGTAGAGGCTATGACTGAAACCTAGAAAATACTAGGAGCAAGAGCGGGCACAACCTCTACACCAAAAACGAGCCTAAAAATCAATTTCCGAAGGTTCAACAGCTTTAGCAGGTGCAGAGTCCTTACGTTCCTTAGATTCGTTAATTTTATCTTGTTGCCATTGTGGTAGCAAGTCGAATACCCCTTGGTCAAACTCATCTAGTGAGAATGTTTTTTGAGGATTTATAGCATCTCCTACTTCCATTCCTTTCGGTAGTGCTGTTACGCTTGTAATCTTGTCATTACCACCTGATGTTTTACCAACTGTTACCAATACAGTCTTTCCAATCAAGTCGTTAGTGTCAAAGTTTTCCAAATCACTTCCTGAAGCGATTGCCAACTGTGTCAATGCTGATTTTTCATGTAGTGATAGTGTGTATGTTTTATGTACAGCAAATGGAAATTCCACTTCTTCGCCATCTTTTTCATACTTGATAAGCTCACTTGGTACTTCAAATGAGATGTTTAGTTCTCGTGTCCACTTCTCTGATCCGTCTTCGTTTGGAAAACTTGATAGCTGAGTACCTTGGTCTACTATTGAGTATACTCTAGCTCCGTATGTTCCGTCTTTGAGTGTGTTCTTTTCAAATTCTTTTGTTTCTGGTTTTGTTACTTTCATTTTGTTTATTTTAATTAATTAATTTTCTGCCTTATTGGCAGTTATAGAGATTGTTCATAATTCAAATAATAGCCAATGTTTTAAAAATCTATTATCTAAAATCCATTTCTGGCAATCCCTATAACTAACAATAAGTTAGTCCCTTACTCCATGGAAACGCCTAGCACCTTCTAGTTGTTTCTCTTTCTCTGCCTTCTCTTTAGTATAATCAATAACGTCTTGATAGTCAACATCTTGGTCAGATGGAATCTTAAAGTCTTCACGGTAAATAAGTTCTCTTTCTAAAAAGGCACACGACCTCCAAGCTCCTTTTGCTGAATGTAATTGACCGTCAGTATCAACCTTACCTGCATCGGACAAATGTCTTACCCCTGCATCTAATTCATCGACAGATTTACTCATATCCCAATGTAATGGTTTATCTGGATGATGTTGTTGGTTTCCTGCGAGTGATGTTCTTGATATTTCCCCTAATGCTCGTTTAAAATATTTTATTACTCCCGAGTAGATTGGAGTATCTTTTCGTTCTTGAGGTGTCATATTATCTTCCTATTGCTACTAACTCATTAGCATATTCTTCAATAAGCTCTACTGTCTCAACCCAAGACCTCATGTCTACCCATGAATAGAAGTCTTCTGTTGTGTCGTGGTAAGTAATACCTGTTCCATATTCTTCATCATCTTTTCTTTCTTGCTCTAGGTAGTCTTCATATCTAGGTAATATATATAGTTCAAATCCGCTTAATACTTTTGATAGTTCTTTTGTGTATTTCATAATGTTTCTTGATTAATTAGTAACACTCTTAATATACCTTAATTAGAGAAAAGATACAAGTGTATATAACAAAACACCACGATTATTTGGTGTTGTCAAGTCGTCATCAAAAGTTAAACCAAGTATCATATATTACCAGTCCAAGACGTACAAAGAAAGTGATATAAATAGTTCTCCATATCCATACATTGTATTCTAGTCCTAGAAGCCATACGTCAAATATAACGTGGATTAAGAATAGTACAAAACATATAAACATAAACCAAGCCATTGCGAATTTTGCTATTGCGATTAACATAAGACTGCTTTAATTCTAGCCTCTGCAATTTTTACATATTCAGGGTCAAGGTCTATACCTATAAAATTGAATCCCTCTAATGCACAAGCCTTACCTGTGCTACCGCTTCCCATAAAAGGGTCTAATACTGTTCCACCTTTTGGTGTTACTAGGCGTACTAGGTATTGCATTAGTGATGTTGGTTTAACTGTACTATGAAAGTTGCTCCCTTCGTTTACGCTTATTTTCAGTTGCGTTCCTAATACAACATTCTTTACACCAAGGGCTGACGCCATCTTTTCGTTTATAATAGTTGTCAATGTGTTGTATTCGTTTGCAAAGGCAACAAGGTTTCCACCATCCATCCACTCGCAATTCACATCCAGAGTGTATTCGTTTGTGAGTAAGTGGGCTAACCAATTCAAGATTTCCGATGTCGTTATTGAGTTTGTCGTGGTCTTTGTGGTGGACTTGTTTACCCCTAGGAATTTCTCCATTGTGCAATTCCCAAACAACACGGTGTTCCATTCTGTACCGTTTTTGTTCTCTATCCCATATACGCCTGTAACCTTTTGGGCTGATTTGTCCGTACCCACCAATAGCTGTACTTTTTCTACCTGCTTTGTTGTATTTTTTTCGTTCCATACTTCATATTGTACCATAATTGACAGAATACCGTCAAGCCCCTCATTCCTATCTTTCTTTGAGGCTTTAGCACAGTAAAAATATCTTGCAGCACTTCCACTATCTGCATATTCTGGTGTCTGGTCGTTCGGCATACCAAAACTTCCTTTAACTGTTCTTGTTCTTTTGCTGTCGTTTGCTTTTGTATCAGGAAACAACCCTACCACCTCATCACTTCCGTCGTGCAGAAAATTTGCTGGGAATCTGCCCAAATCTCTATCTGACTGATTTTCAATATCAAAGTTCTTTTTCATTTCGCCACCTATATAAGAGGTTTTGTGTCCACCCACTTTTCTTTTTGTGTCTTCTCCATCTTGTAGACTTACCCTGCAACCATCTATATTTATTCCACCTGTACCCCATTCCAATACATTCTTTGCAATAGTACTTTCTGATAGAGGTTTACGAGCTACTACAATAGGTTCATGTGCTGGTTTAAGTGCTGTACCCCAGCCTTCGTATGGTGAGTTGCCTTTGGTTACAACTTCCACATCTGAAGAGCTTGCATTCATTTTGATATTAGAATTTTCAGAATTTGCTCTTTGTTTTCTTTCTCCAACCTTTTCCCTCTCATTCCCCTGCAACTTATCAACTGCCTTTCCTATGTTATGACTCTTAGGAAATCCGCTGCCGTATACCCACATAATCTGGTCACGAATTTCAAACCCTGCGTCTTCAATATTTACCGCCATTCTGTGATACGTTCTTGAACCTGCAAATGACAATAGATGCCCTCCTGGTTTTAATACTCGCATAGCCTCAACCCATAGCTCTTTGCTTGGTACATCGTAATCCCACTTTTTACCCATGAAGCTAAGTCCATACGGCGGATCTGTTACGATTGAGTCAACGCTGTTTTCTGGTAATCCTTTTAATTTTTCTAAACTATCTCCTGTGATTAATTTCATAATGTTATTTGTTGAATATTCTTCTAATGATATAAGACCTTCCGAAAGATGCAATAAAGAATACTGATGTAATAATTATATTCTCTCCAAAGGTTACTGGAATATTTAATATTGGATATATGATTATCTGTATAATAAATGATGTTAATAAACCTGATACAGTATTAGTAATTGCTTCTAATACACTCTTACTTTTTGTCTGTGTCATACCTTACAATTATACTCTAAATAAAAAAAGCCCGCAAGTAAATACGGGCTAATGTCTTACACTAATGTTAATAGTGCGTACTTACCTGATTTATAAAGTATACCGTGAGCATTGAGCCAAGACCCTGCACCTTTAGTGTAGTTTAATTTCAAGTGAGTTGATGTTCCAACTACCATACCATTTGCATACATTTTAGGTGTATGTTCATGAGCAGTAATCATTTTAAGATTGTATCTATCAAAAGATGTTGAGCTTCCTCTACTTCCATTTAGACCACGATGTCCATGATAGTCAAGTGCAATACCTGATACCCTGTATTCTTGGTCTTCAACAAGGAATTTAAAGTTACTCGGCAATTCTCCAATTAAGGAAAGTGCAATCTCCAAACTTGCTTTCTTTCTGTTCTCTACAATTGGTGCAAAGAGCTTACTCGCTACAATACTATTCTGTCCGTCTTTTAACCAGTTGTGTGTTCCTAGATATGTTGTTAGGAATATATCATGGTTACTTTCTGAAACTAAGAATTGTATATCAGGAAATTCATTTGAGAAAAATGTAATCTCATCCAACACTTGCTGCAACTCTTTTTCTAATTCATGACGTTTATCATTGATAAGTCGTGCCTTAGATATAAAGTTCTTTTCTTCGTGGTGATTGATAGAATGTCCATTGAACAAGTCATGGAATACTGCTCGCTTAGGTTTAAGTTCATGCAACATCTTGATAGTACGTTCCCTAGTTTTAGGGCAAGTATCTCCAGTATGCCAATCGCCTAATACTAATGCCTCAGGTTGTTGTGATAACTTTTTACCACCTGAATAGTATTCTGTCAAGTAATTAAACTTTCCATTTTTCATAGCTTCAACTTGGTGAATATCAAATCGTTTCCTATCTTTAACATTAACATAAACGAATCCATATTGATGTTCTAAGTTAGCCTTACGACCTTGTGCAGTATGTAGCTTATAATTTCCGTCAGTCAATGAGCCAGTTGTACAAAGAAAGCGTGGTAGCTTACTTGTATTAGGTATTGACAAGTAACGAATTTTAGGGCTTGGTAAAATGTAAGAATGGTCTCGAGATAGTTTCTTATTAAATCCAGTTAAAGGATTAATTTGACTAGCTCGTATCATTGTATCGTATAGTTTAAGGTTAGAGTTTAATGCTGTACCTGTCTTGGTTGGTACTATAAGCTCTATTCCATAATCAAATACAATAGGGTCAATTTCAATATCATCTTTATTTCTTCCGTCCATTACAAACGCTTGAATCTTAATGATATCGTGTTCTTGGGCGAAAGCTATCATGTTCTTTAATAGAACCTTGTTTACTTTAGCACCTCTTTGAATTGTGGTTACAATAGTTTTCATCATTATTTTATTTAAGGTTCTTTAACCCTATTATACCATTTTCGCCTACTCCTCTATTTCCAGATTACAGTCTTCGCAAATCCATTCTCTCTTCCAAAGGTACTGTGTCTGGTTAGTGATGTCTTTTCCACATTCATCACATCTTACGACATCCTTATTCATGTTAAAGGTCTGTTAAATTAACCACCTCAATAAACTCATCTTCTGGTGTATCGTGATATTCTCTAAATAGCTCTCTAGCTTGTGTTTCACTTCTTGCTAATAGTTGTACTTGATCTTTCTCAGAGGTACACATGTAATTGTTTAACTTATTCATATAATTATTATATTACTTATTCTGTTCTTTGACAACTGATAATACCTTGACAAGAGGAAGGTCATATCGTCTAGCGTAATCTTGGCACGCTTGGTATATAAAATCACTCTCTTTGTAAGACTTAATTTGGTTAATGTAACACTCTGTACTTACTTCGAGATTATCGTCAGCACTCTCTTGAGCTTTCTTTATTAGACTATCTTTCTCAAAGACATATAAGTCCTTAGCTCTGCGTACTATTAACCTTTTAGAAATTATCGAGTTCGTCTGTTGCTCCTTCATAGTGAAATTGAATATTATCGTCTTGAATAAATTTGTAGTCTTCATACCTCATTCGGAAGTTACCTGTATCTCCGTTTCTACGGTTGGCTTGAACTGATACGAGAACCTTATTCGACCATTTTACTTCTTTACCCTCCTTGTATGCTTCACGCCACATCATAACAACGGTATCTGCCTCTTGTAAGTAACCAGCACCTCCGTATAAGTCTTCCACGCTTGGTGGCTCTGTAGGGTTCACCTTGCGAACGTGGACAATAGATACAACTGAGATGTTTAACTGTTTTGCGATTGAACGTAGCTCTTGCATTATGTCGATAATCGCCAAGTGTTGTAACTGTCCTGAATCATCAGGTTTGATATACCCAAAGTGGTCAATGAATACTACTCGACTATCGTACTTGACAACTGCCTCTGTAATACGTTTAGTTATCCAATCGAGTGTAGGTCTTTTGTTTGATTTCGGTGCGTAGAACAGCGGTATAGATAGCTCACGTTCCTTTAGCATAGTTACAAGTTCTTCACCTGATTGCTCTAGTGGCAATAAGCAAGGATTACTATATTTCATTCGTGCGATTAAATCGAGAATGAATGATGTCTTACCTGACTTAGGCGGAGCAGAGAAAATTATATGCTGTCCTGGATAGAATCCCTTAATGATTTGGTCGAGCTTAGGATGTCCTGTAGGTATTGCTGTTGGTAGTGGGTTATCTTTTAGTTGCTCTAATATGTCGAACGATGAAATAACCTTATCATCTCCATTGTACTGTGCTAGTAGTTCCTCTGTTCTACTGCGTATCATCATTTGTGATTTGTGGTCTTTGATTTTCTCCGCTTCTTTTGAGAGGTATTCTAGGTGTTCTTTTACTGACATATTGTTTTTAATTTACGGGATTCAATCTGCCTAATATTTTTCTTAATTGTTTCACCACAAAATTTACAACGTAAACCAATAAAGTTTCTTGTTGGTTTTGGTGATTCTCTCCAATGTCCACATTTAACTCCAACATATTTACCACAATTATTACAATTTCCTGCAAATCTATTTCTCATAATATTTTCTTAATTAACTTATAATATTCCTAGTCTACTAGGGACTATGTACTTCTGCAACTTGACAACTAGAGATATTCCTCCCATTTACGTTGATTGACAAAAGTCTGAAAATGTGGTATGTATTTAAACTCACCATCTGGGTACTCGGTTTTCTTTTCCTTTAGCATTTTACCCATACCTGTGTATATTTCCTTTAGTTCCTCAACAGTTGAACATTTATTCTTTTTATAGTAATTCTCCCACTCTGTATCAAACCCTCTTGTTTTACCTTTTAGTTTGGTTTTATAGTTTATCCTGATTTTTTCAAACTTTTCTTTTAAAAGGTCTATCTCTTCTTTGTTTTGAGAACTTTCTTTCCCTTTCTTTTGTGTGTGAACTTTCTTCACTAGTTCAGGTGAACTTACTTCACTAGTGCTATGAACTTTCTTCACTAGTGAACTTACTTCACCACTTTGACTATTTATCGTGAACCTTGTTGTCTTATTATTTGATTTAACTGTTGATATTATCTTTAGTTCTTCGAGCTTATTGATACAATCTATTACTTTTCTATTTGATAGCCCTGTACCAGTATCTAATACTTGACCCTTGCTATTAGTTATACCACCCATAATTTGTGTAATTGAAATAGCATCGGACTTTTTTTGAAATCCATATGTTCTTCTGCAAATGTACAACAGTACCTTTAGTTCTGCACCAGACAATATATTCATATACTTGTCAAGTATCACATTAGGTATCTGTGTGAAATTTGGTTTTAATTCTTTCATAATTTTTTTTAGTTTATCCAAGCAAAAACAGAGATTCCATATCCCCCACTTCACTGAAAGGTATAGAAAGCCCTGTTTCTGCTGTGAAGTGATGTTCTATTAAATAGGGCATACACCCATGTATATAATATACTATAATCAGAATTATGCAAATAAAAAACCCCAACGCCCGATAAGGGGTAGTTAGAGTAATCCTTAATCTAAACTAAAATTAGATCTTGTAGAATCATATCCGAAGTGAAACCAGTTGTATCTAAGACGAACTGGTAATAAACGCTTGGTTGATTATTGTCTGAACTTGGTGCGTAAGTATTGAAAAATTGCAATAAGGTCATATCAGGTCGATATACTCTCGACATTCCTGTTGCTCCTATTCTAATTTGGTGTTCCAATGCCTCCATCCCTAGTTCATAAGTATCAAAGTAAGCAAAACCGTCACGCTTACCTGATTGTAGTGGACTATATCGTAAATTCCCTGGGTTGTTATTACGATGAGCAACGCTCCCCGCATAATATCCTTCGAACTCTTGTATAGCTTGTGCAAGTATTTGAATTTTGTCTACTACCTCAATGGAGGCAGGCTCTTCAATTTCTTGCGGTATCTCGTTAATCCGTGCCATAATTGACACCGTTAATGGAATCAGTAAAACTGCTCCAACGAGAATTATTATTTTTTGTAACTTTTCAGTCATATGTGCAGGTTTTGCTTTATTATATAAACAATTGTAAATATACCCATTCTCATTCCTGCCCTCTCATTATAACATGCTGAGGACGACCTGTTTTAGGGGTATATTGCCGTTTTAAGCGTCTTAAATAGGTTAGATGGGGTCAATGTACCACTTTTACATTTAAACGCCTGTACGAGCTGTTTTGAGCCTCTGAGAGCATGCTAGGTGGTATCGTAGGTTACGTTCTCGGTTATAAATCTTAGTACATGCTTTTTTACCACAAAACTCCCAACTGGGTAATATTTTACATTGACAGTATCTACAGTTATTCACTACGCTAAAATTAAGTTAATAACTGATCGGTAGTGTTGACTTAATAAATCTTCCCCACTTCCACCTAATCCATACGATACAACAACAAGTATTCCTACTGTTATATATATTGATAGTATTAGTAATGTTGCTTCTAAATATTTGTTCATAATTTCTTGATTAATTGATAACATGTAGAGTATAGACTAAACACTATACTTTGTCTATTGACATAAGAAAAAAACCATGTCATTACAACATGGTTTGTGTTAGGGGGATTAGCCCCAACGTTAGATTCACCGCCCTCCTTTCTATTATGTTAATAGTTTGAACAATCCAAAATAGATAAATGCGTTCCATCCTGCATGGAATACAACGATAAGCCAATAGCTTCTAGTTTTGATATAAAGGAAACTGACTAAAAAGCCGAGTACACCTTGTACTAAAAACATATTTTGATGCCAATGTATAGCACCAAAAATAAATGAAACTACAATAGCTACCAAGTATACATTCTTTCTCAAATGTAAATGGTCTAGGGTCATTTTTAATATTGCATAGCGAAATACTAATTCTTCAATCACTGGTGCGAATACTAGGATATACAAGAAGCTCGTTTTAGGTATGTGGGTAACTAATGCTACCCACAAAACGTAAGCCCCGAATAATCCAAATGCAAGTAATACTTTTTCAAAGTTCTTCAAAAGTTATAATTATTTGTCGAGGGTCTACAATACACTTATTACATTCTCCTTCTGAAAGAATAGCATCATAAGATTTTGTAAACTCAATGTGTTTTTCTAGGTCAGTTGCTATTTGTAGCCAGCGACCATTTCCTGTTTGAAACATACCATGCTTTTTACATATCGGTATGCAAAATCTTTCTGTGCTCATTTTCTTTTGAATTTTGAGAGTTCGTAACCTGTGTTTCTGAATAAGACTAATGCGTTCCACTCTTTGTGAGGGAGTACATAGTTGTCTACTCTTTTAAATATAATACCTTGACTTAAATCGTCAGGGTCTTTTAATTCTATTCCACAACCAAGTACACCACAAGTAACTGCTATAGGCATGTTACCATCCTTAAATTCTCCGTAAGAGACTAAATGGGGAGTGATATGTCCGATTGGGTAAAGTTCCATACTGTATATTATGAGGGACTGCCTTGTACCACCCCACACAACATATCGTTTTGCCTTTCTGTGGTAGTGAGGACAGTGGAAAGGTCTTGTAAGAAATCCACTCATAATTATTTATTTTTAGGGTTCAATACTTATTATACCATTATTGTACTATTGACACAAATAAAAAACCGTGTTACAACGATTATTTACTACCTGATAGGTTTTTAGCTACACTATCAACTGTTCCAATACCTGCAACAGTTAGAAGCCACATCTTTACAATATCAAGTACAGTTGCCATATCTCCCCATCCTTCGAGGATAGCTACTATTGCTGTTAGAGTTACAATCCAGAATCGGATTGAACCTAACAATGCTTTAACTTTATCTTTCATATTAATATTCGTATACCGTTGGACTTGGTTTAGAAGTGTCAACGTCTAAGTGGATAAATTTCTTTTCTCTATTGATACCAATACGTTTAATACCGACATCCATAGCTGCTTTAATTATAGCATATGATTCTGAACCATTCAAGGCTCTTAAATCAACTGCCAATCCTTTTGTGTGTGCTGATCCTGGTACTCCTCCAACTAACTTATTTTGCATAGCTGAACGATAACCAGAATTAATTATAAATGGAATACCTGCTAATCCTCGTGCCTTATCAAGCAACAGAACAAAGTCTGTGTCAAGTTTATCTACTTCTTTCTCTGAAAAGTATTTATAGCTAGGTGCTTTAGTAGAGTGAGATGGTAGAGTTACTGATTGAACAATAGACTGGATAAGGTCTTTCTTTTTCTTTCTACGATTTGCAATAGCTAAACTCAATACTGGACTAACCTTATCCCATACAAATTTATAATCATACTTCTTATTCTTATATCCTTCATAGTGAACAATCTCATTATCAAAATCCTTCTTTCCAAATAACCCAGCAATTCCGACACCTGTATACAATAGAATATAGTTATCTAGTGCATGGAGTATTTCATGTTCTGCTGTCCTTTCGTAATATCTACGGTACTTTGTAGTACACGTTCTAAAACTATTAAAGATACGCCCTAGTTGGAATCCATAAAGACCTTGTTCTCCGTTTTTCCAGTTGTCATCATCTATAAATAACAATACTAAATCTATTTCATAATCATTTTTAAATGGATCGGTTAAATCTCGCATTGTTTCATCTGAGATATACCACTTTCCATTTCGTTTCTCCCATCCCTTTTTTGAAAAGTCTATTTCCTCTATGATAAAGTCACAAGGGTAACGTGTTTCCATTCTTTTGATGAAAGACTTTAATTCTCGCTTTGATTTTGAGGCTTCTTTATCAACTAGACATTTTAATACTAATTCATTCATATTATTTTCCTTCCTTGTTAACCCCCATAATTTTTAGTAAGTTCTTTTGCAAGAGAACTAATACCCAAGAGATAGCATCAAACTCAGCAACATATTTCTTTTGTCTAATTGACATAATGTTTCCAATGATTGAGTATCCCTCTGATAGAATGAATAGAGATAGAGCGTGAGTTGCAAACCAAATCAAGTCTATATTAATTCCCTTAGCCACCAAAGCAATAACTAATGGTACTGTCATAATAAGTAGTTTACTAATAATACCAGCGGCAAAGAAATGTGATTTAATTGAGTGTTTACCTCTAATTGTATAAGAGGCTATAATCCCAGTGAATATATCAAAGACCATCAAGTAAAATAATATTTGATAGTTTTCAAGTGGTAGCCCTACAAATAGAATCGGTAAGTACATTAAGTTTTTTAGTATTGCCAATGATTTCATAATTATTGTGTGTGGTATTGTCCGATATAACAATGTAATAATTCATGTCCTAATATCGCCATACGCTCCCTGTCATCGACACTTCGAGGTGTTCTTGCATATATGACACAACCTGAGTCCGTAGGGTACGTTACCCCAGTTATTTCTCCTTGAACTATCCTTTTCAAATTTAGTTCTTGTATAGCCCTTTTTGACATTTCATCTCCAGCAAGATGGACTTGTCTGCTTGAGAGTATTTCTGGTAGGTGAAGCTCTTGATGAATGGGTAACTTAGCTTCATAGGTAACATCAATTAAGAGTGCTACCAATACGATGTTCGTTACTAATGAAATTGTTAATAAGTGTTTCATATTATAATTTATCTATTACTGATAGTGCTACACCAATATTATCTTCTGAATCGTTTACTCCATTTGCAATATAAACAAAATTACCATCATTAAAGATTGCACGAGAACTACCATATGAATAAACTGTATTATCTCTCATTACATAATCATTCATCACTTCTTCTGTATCTCCTGCTAGGTTCCATTTAACAAATCTATCTAACGTAGAAACATTATCTGCAAAGTAGTAAATGTTACCATTAAACATATCAGCTCCAGCTAGATATATAGTAGAAGAAGGTGCATAAGGTAGTGTAATATCTTCTACATAGGTAGCTGTTGTTCCAGAAACAGAGAATCGTTTAGCAGTTGTTGAACTAGCCTGTAGGATAATTAAGTCTGTTCCATCTGAAACAATTCCTGCATTAGCAGTAAACGTACCTCCTGAAACCGTCATTGTTGTTAATGCTTTTGTCCCAATATCAACATATCTAATCTGACTTGCTGTACCTGTAGTGAAATATAGAACAGTATCTGAGTCGTCAATTTTTGTGAATTGAATAGCACCTATAATTGAAGACCAATTATCAGTCGTACCATTATCATTATTTGGAATAAAATCTAAGCCATCTGAAAGTCTTGTAAATTTATAAACATTACTACTGTTACTAATAAATAGATTATCTCCTAGTTTGTTAATAGAATACATTGAAGTTAAGGTATTTCTACCTCCTGGTATTCTCAATATAGGTGTTGCTCCACCACCTCCCCCTGCATGAGTATCAATCATTTCTTTAGTACCTGCTACTGTAGGATATACAGTATCACTTGTACCAGCTACGTTTTCTGCTGATGTAGATTTCTCTACGATTCCAGCTGTAGTTGTAGTAGCCGCTACTTCATCTCCTGTGTTTGTCCCTGATGTGTTTCCTATAATAGTTGCTTCTGCATCTGTTACGAAGTTTTTATCAGTTCCCTCCGTCATGTTTGACGTTGAGAAAACAGGCGATGCTCCACTTACAACGCTTTGGTCTAAGGCTTTAACATCTGCTATAGAGGTAAGCTCTGAGTCCATGAGTGCTCCTGCAGCGGTTACATTTGCTGTATCTGTTACATCAGCACCATTCTCTACATTTAAGTATAATCGTGCAGCTGTTGCATTATTGATTTGGTATCCCCCTAATCCATCAGATACGACGAATCTTCCCTCTGCACCAGGTACTAGACCAGCTATACTTGTTAGCTGTGCATCAAGTGGTTGATAACTTCCTAAATCTGAAATGTCAGCCTCTACTAATGCTCTACTTTCCCAATCTACGCCATCTGCAACGAGTACATTTTTGTCTGTTGGTGTTGATGTGTTTACATCTGAAAGGTCTGAAAGTTGTGAAGCTCC